TCTTCCGGCAGTTTCTGTATTTCAAACATTTAGTAAAACCTCCTGCTTTGATGCAGTTCGATAAGTACAGAATCTTTGTCTCTCCGGTTGAGAAAATAGAACTCTTTACACTTCTGCGTAGAAAGATGACGGAGTACAGAGGCATACGGGTCGTACCCGTTTCGTGCATACTCTTTAGCCGTCATCTCGAGTTTCTTTTCGTCATAGTTAGACTCGAGGAACATGTAATCGAACACATAGCCTTCCGGTGGGTCGATCTGCGAGCTGTCTGTCATGTACAGGATGTTCATATCGTCCATGCGGATAATGAAGCCTGTCACAGGAACATCGTGTACACCGTCAAAAGGGATCACGTTAACCTTCTTCACTTTGAATGCAGCATGACCGATTACCTTGTCGACATCATATTGGTAGGCAGTGTGAGCATTTGCATACACCTTTATGTTCGGGAAATCTTTGCGGATCTTCTTGAACGTTGCCGGCAGTACGTGGTCCTTGTGGCTGTGTGTCAGCAGAAGAGCATCAACCTTGTAGAGATCCTCTTTCATCTTCTTGTACGGCATGCCACAGTCAACCATGATGTTGCCGATCCTGACTGCGTTTCCTGTGCTTCCTGTTCCGATAATGTTGTAATCCAGTTCCTTCATCTAACTTGACCGTTCTTTAATTTGTACTTATAATAGATATAGTTTCTGTATACCTCGAAGTTATCGAGGTTGGGCGCACTGGCAGGTGCGCTCTTTTTATGCTCTTTCCTTTCCGAGCGCCTTCTCCATGTACAAAGCTCCGTATCTGAAGCACCACTCCATGAATGTGTAGCAGTCTTCGGGAATCTTGCACCCGCTTGCGCTCTCGATCTGGTTGATCAGCTTGTTCCTATTCAGCTTCCAGAGCGTGTCTGTGATGTTGACTACGTTTTCAATTCGTCTCTCGTTTGACATCATGTGTCCACCCTCCTATACGATTGCTGCTGTTGCGATAACCATTGCGAATCCGAGTGCTGTTGCCATTGTTGCAACGAGTGCCCATCCGAGCACGGTCACGATCTTGTTTGCCATTATGCGTCCTCCTTCTTGATTTTGATTGATATGGTCAGTTCCTTGTCTCCCAGGGCATCGAGTGTGTACCCCTGCCAGTTCTGGAAATCATCCATGTCTCTGAATCTCAGAGTCTGTTTCGACTCGCCCTTCTTGTAATCATCATCGACCCATACATAGTCACTGATTTTCTGTGTTACTTCGATCATTGTTTCCTCCTTCCAAGTCATATCTGACTGTGCGTCCGAACCGGACTACCTTTAGCTTTCCCTCTCTGCCGTACTTCCACACCGTCCACTTGGACACCCTGAGGAGATCGGCAGCTTCCTGTGCTGTGTAAAGTTTCATTGCGGTCACCTTGTGTTTAGTTTTCTAAACTAAATGGGCAAAAAAATATGTTCTGACACTTGTGCGTGGAATGCGGAGAAGATCCATCGCTCTTTCCATCTCATCCTGAGACCATTCAGATGTATTGTTCAGCTTGAAACTTAGGCTTGTCTGAGCCATATCCATAGCCTCTGCGAATGCTGCCTGAGTGCCATAAACTTCTTTGATTTTGCCCTTCAGCTTGCTGTAATCGTAAGCCATTTAGTACCTCCTTTCGTTTAGTTTTCTAAACTGACATTAGTGTACTCCTTAACAGATATTAAGTCAATAGATTTTTTCATTTTTCTAAAAATCCGTTTCACTTTTCTGAACTTTGTTTTATAATGAGAGCACACACTATTGAGAATATGAAAGGGATGCAGACATGGATATCAGAACGCAGAGACTAAACGAAGCGTTCAGCGCATCAGGGCTGACACAGACAGAGTTGTGCAACAGGACCGGAATCAACAAGGGTGCTCTGAGTTGCTATCTGTCGGGTCAGTATTTCCCTAAGCAGAAAGCTATTGAGGCCTTGTCGAATGCGCTGAATGTTTCCATTAATTATTTGATGGGATATGAAGAGGAAATGGAAGAAGACAAACAAGCCGAAGCGATGCTGTTAGAAAAGATAAGGAAGTTATCACCGCAAAGCCGTTTTGTATTAGACGGCATTGTTGACACGCTTCTGGAAGGAGACCGCAATGTCAATAAAGATACTTAGCAAAACAAAAGCCCAGCTCATCGTGTCTGTCGGATCTGCATCGAAGGGCACCCGGAGACGAGTCACCAAGATCGTAGAGTACAAGGGCAAGAAGGATCTGGAAAAGAAATACAGAGCCTTTGAGGATGAGGTCCGCAAGAACCCACTCACAAACATCACTGTTGATGGACTCATAGAATCATACATCAATAACGCAGAAGTCAGAGGGCTGAGCGTCAATACAACGCACGGATACAAGTCGGCTCAGAAACGGCTAAATTCGGCTTTTACAGGGGTTTTAGCGAGAGAACTTACAACTTATCAGATAGATGATTTTGTCGCCGATATGGCAAAGAAATACGCCCCCAAGACTATCAGCAACACCGTCGGATTACTGAATGCAGCATACCAGCGAGCGGTCAATGCGGGGCAGTTATCAGATAATCCGTGTGTTGGTATTACGTTACCAAAACAGAAGAAAAAAGAGGTCAAGACATTACCACCGGATCAGATGCAGAGGTTTGTCCAGGCACTTGAGGAGGAGACAAGAGACATCCGCGTCGGATATCTGCTGTGCCTGATGTGCGGGCTCCGTAGAGGCGAAGTGCTGGGGCTTAAAGAGTCAGACGTGAATCTGCTGTTCAAGCAGATCAAGGTCAACAAGACCCGCTATGTAGTCGAGTCCAAAGAGTACATACAGGAGACCAAGACCACAAGGTCAACGAGGCATCTTGCTCTCCCTGCACTGTTGGCTGACGAGATAGATCTGCTGATACAGGAGCACCATGCACAGGAATGGTATCACTCTGATCAGCTAATACAGAATGCGTTCGGAGAGCCTTTGAGCCCGTCCGTATTCTCCACGAAAATCGGCAAGATCGAGAAGGCTGCCGGCATAGATCATGTCACGGCGCATGGTCTCAGGCACACGTTCGCCACGATCCTGAACGCCCAGCACATCGATGCTGCACAGATTTCCGCCGAGCTGGGGCACAGCAATTTAACTACCACGCTCAACATATACACTCACGTTTTCGGAGATGTGACCTCTTCATCGAGAGGCATTGCAGATGCCATCGATGGCGTATTTGACAAAAAGGGCGCAAAAGAGGCACACGAAGACAATAAAAAAGCGCTGTAATCGTTGAAATCACAGCGTTTTGATGGCGGAGAGAGGGGGATTTGAACCCATCAAACGCCTTGTATGCTGTTGTTTGCTGTTGTTCGCTCTTGCCCTCAAAACATTGGAATTTCAACATTTAACGCTTCAACACGTTGGAATTGTTGGATTACAGCAAATTGGAAAAATCTGAAAAAAGGGCGCAAAAAGGGCGCACCCCTTTACAGCCATGCTATACTTAAGGTGCGACGCTAAATGTCGCAACTCAAAAAACACCACACAAAAAGCCCCGAGGATTCGTCCCCGGGGTTTTTTGTGCTCTATAAATTTGTAAGGAGGTGACCCGTTGCGGCTCCCCCGAACCGCCTTTGCAGCGATCAATTTACTGATTTAAAGGTCTATATTAAAGTATTGTTGTTCCTATTGAATATCTGTGGAAAATCAACAAGAAATCTTGAATACAATGCCTTTGCTCCGTCCGCTGTTGGATGTGTATCATCACTACTCAACATGCCATCATACCAAGTTGCTCCCTCTGTATCTGCGTTAACAGCTTTTGCAAAGTCAATGTATTGTAGACCTGATGCTCTGACAAAGTTATTTTTGAGCGTGTTCTTTATGTTAGGAACATTCGGTATGGTGCAAAGAATCGGTGTGATGCCCTTTTCAATGCAAGCGTTTATTACATTCTGTGTCTTAACTTGCCACGATGGATTGATCTCTGAAGCATAATCGCCATCGTTCATTCCTAATGCCCATATGACATACTGTGGTGTTCCGTACTTTATCAATTCAGTAAATGAGTCATAAGCACTTGCGGATGCTTGCCCCGGGAATCCATTAATTAATACATCCCTTATTCCATCTTCATACATATAATATGACCATCTATCCGCACTATACGAAAGATAGCTATCACCAAAGACCCACACCTTGCTCATTAGTGTTGGGATGGCTTGCATAAGCGCACAATCTACAAGAGTCATATTGTAAACATCAACACGAACACTTCCATAATATCCGTTATAGAATGTATTTCCGTTTCTTATATATGTGCCACCATTGGTATCAATCCTTATGTCATAGTTTCCGTTTCTATATATCTTTACAGAAATGCGGATGTAGTCTTTGATTGACAAACCGTGATAAACCGGAGCAGATGGCGAGCCGTTTGTAATCCATACAATAGCGGATCCATCTATTACAAAACGGAGCCCGGTCTCCGAAGGATTATAAGTCAAATGTCCTATATCAATTCGCCCCATCGCTGTGGTGAGTCTGCCATAAAAAACAATTTCGTCACCGCTTTGGATGTTGTTGTCAGTCAGAGCCAAATAGCTCCACCCTACCATCGTGTCAGCTTTTGCCATCGGCATTTTCTGCCCCATAACAAAGTTTTCTAATGTTTTAACGCTCTCTGTGCCTTTTGGTATGGTATCAGTAATGCAAGGCTGATAGAAATTCGCACCACCAACGGAGAACATAACATTAGGTGATATGAACTCTGTCAGATACGAAATGCGGATATATTTTGCTCCGTTTCTCGGAATCTCAAGATACGTCATTCTCGTATCTTCGTCTACTGTACCCGACCCAGTATACAAAGCACCGCTGATGTAGGTTTTATTTTCATCAAACAGCGCATATCTTAACGCTATTGCGAGTGTTCCATATCTTGATATGACAATGGTATCCCATTGCGAAATATCCATATAATCCCACGCAGTATATGAGCCGCCAATCTCAAGCGCACCGCTTGACTCGTTAACATACCTTTGCGCTATTCCTGCGCTTTCGTCATATACGTTGGTAGAAGTCGATAACTCCGATATATCACTTATTTCGTTTTTTAAATCAGTAACTTGTGTCCTGATCGCGGTGCCCAGCGAGGAGTATGTGGTCCCGTCTGCACCTATTCTCGCATCAGTTACCTCGGCTGCGCTCGGCGCGGATCCTGATGGAGCGATGATCTCATCAATACGTCTGTCGAGTACATCAATCTCTGATTCTGCTGTAGAGATACGTGGTGCCAGACTGGCTGCGTCTTCGACTGTAGCTGCTGCAGTTTCGAGTCTCTCCACGAGGAGGGTCATCTCAGGAATGAACTGATCGATGGATCCATCTACCACGGTGTCAGGATGAGCATTCGCTTCGACAGACATGAGGAAGTTGGACGCGAAGATCACAGTGTCTCCGCTGGTGATCCTGAGCTGTGCAGGGATGTTGCCCGCCTCGTCTGTCATCTCAGTTGTGGTCGTGAATGTGATCACATTACCCGAAGCCGTGCCGGATACGCTGAATCCCAAGTCACTCGGCTTGGTTCCTTCGATTTTGAATGTAGCACCGGACGGGATCTCATAGCCGTCTCTTGTAACCACCTTAATTTGGAACTGTCTGCCGACGTCCCCCTGATGGAAATGCAGCACCTGCGTAAACAGTCCAGGTGTAACATCTAAGTTGATTTTCTGGCTCATTTATTAGCCCTCCTCTGAATAAGCAATAATGAATCTGTATGTTGTATTCTTGGCTAACCCGTAGTAATCATTTTCGCCTGCGCCCACATAGTATGAGAACATCGCATCCCCTCTGAAATGTATGCACTCTTGTGGAGAGTAAGGCGTTGCATCGTACGGCGAACAGTAGGCCTTCCGCGCTCTTGTGTCGACGTTGCAAACATAATCATTTGCCTGACTTGCGCCCTGACGACGGTGTACCGTTGCTATTGTGCTTAAGTCCCCTGCGCTCCCGGTGCCGTAGTAATCGGGCCTCAGGTCCTTGTTGGTCTTGCTCATTGCCCACAACAGGACCGCATTCTGTTCGGTGCTGTGGTAATAGTCTGACTCAGATTCGGGTTCAGCCATAAAGAGCGCTGCTACGGGATAACCGGTTCCGTCATATCTGAAATACCAATCATTTGCCCCCGTCCAGTCGCCGGTCGTGAATGTGCCCTCAGCAACATTCAGCGTTCCTGAAACAAGTTCCGTAACCAATTGAGGTGCGGACAGCTTGCCAATAAGCCCTCCAACAGGAGCAACGGTTCCCTTCAGTTTTGCCATCATGCTACCTCCCCTGTCACAACAAGCTGGGAACTGATGACAGTGTCAACAGTCCCATCTGAGCGAGTCAGCTCGATGTCATAGTTGTAAGTTTTGTATCTGAGATTTTCAGTTTCATTAGCTGACATAACAAAATTCATGTGATCGGCTGCGAAGCTGTCCTCGTAGATCAGATGGTAATTGATATCACCTTCATACGCTTCCGATATGGCAAATCTGAGCATATCGCCATCTACATACTGATATGCGTTCCCGTCTGCTTCCGTGAGTTCTATCTCGAGTGACAGCGTGTCGCCCTTAGTAATAGTGATTCTGTTATTGTCTACCTTAAGCATTTAAAAGCCTCCTACTTCTCCAGTGACCTGAGTCGCGCTTCGTGATCGGCGACATCGATGTTAAGCTGGTCGATTTCCTTACCATGCTCTGTGACTCTTTGATCAAGTTTGTCTGTCTTGTCTTTTACGATCTTTTCGAGCTGTTCGACAACAGTAGTTAGTCGGACTATGTTTGCATTAAGTTTTATGATTGGTGCCATTATGGCGATTAGTGAAACGATGACACCCAGCGCACCGATTATCATTGTGTCTGTCATGTCTATTACCTCACTTCGCCCTGATGACTTGCAGCGTGCTGTGCTTTACTGCAGCGTCATTGTATTTTGTGGATTTGCGGATCACAGGGAAACGGATCTCCCTGCCGGCCTCTGCTATCAGACCTCCACCGAGGTAGATCAGAGCGTGCTGGCTTCCGCTGTCCTTCTTGTAGCGGATGATGTCGCCCGCTTTCAGGACCCCGCTCGGGATCTTCGCTCCCTTGAAGACTATCTTCATGTTGCTCGGAACTGCAGGGAATGCTTCCTTTGCACCTTTGAGGCACAGGAAGGAAGAACTTACACCCGAAGCCCTTACTACCGTGGTCACGAAGAATCCACAGTCGCTGAGTGATGCCTTTGTTGTCGCTCCCATGTACTTCTTCAAGGCTGCCTTGTAAACCGACAGCGGAGCGCCGGTCTTATATGCCCACTTGCGCTCTGCCGTTCCGTAAGGCCATGCGAGCGCCTTTGCCTTTGCTGCTATCTTGTCTCCGTTGCTTTGCCTGGGAAACACCTTCGCATTAAGGAATGTCTGGAACGCCTTTGCGCTCTTAGGGCCGAATGCTCCGTCCGCTGTCACACCGAGTTTCTTCTGAAGAGCCTTGGATGTAGCCGGTCCCCATGACCCATCCTGTTTGACTCCCAGCTTCTTCTGCAGGGCCTTGACTGTGCCGAGTCCGAGGATCGCATCAGGAGTGACCCCAAGCCATCTCTGCATAACTGCAATGCTGTTGTAGCCGAAATATCCGTCCACAGTCAGCTTTTTATTCGCGTCGAATGTAGTTGGCTTGAAGTGTGGTCTGAACACGCCACAGACGTATTTAACGGTTCTTGTCTTCTGTGCTACGATACCGCCCGAAGTGTTGCCCTCGATGGTATATATCTCCTGATCAGATTTGCGCTCGCGTACCAGACCGATGTGGTTTGGGATCCCGTTCGGCTCCCAGTCGAAATAAATAATGTCGCAAGGAAGCGCGATGTAGATCGGGATCTGCGCGAGGTTCTTTCTGCACCAGCTCATCGAAGTCGGGCAATATGTCATCTTCCGGCCATTAAAAAAGAGGCTCGCGTCGCCTCCCTCGTTTGCCACATAATCTACGAACGCGTTGCACCATGCAGCGCCCGCTGGAAGTCCCGCGAACTTGCGGAACCTCGAACCGCCCTGCCCCAGATGGGACTGTGCGATCTTCAGTAATTCTGTATTACTCTTCCCCATTGTCTTCAGCCTCCTCTACCCATGAGTCTTCAGGCTCTTCTGCGGACATGTAAATGTGTTCTTTGTAATCGACCTCCGGCAGTCCTGTCAGAATTGATGTCAGCACGGAATAGATCGACGCAGACACCGCTGACAGGAAGAGCATCTTCCAGTTGACTTCGGTGATCAGCGTTCCGGCTGTCCACACGGCAAGAACCACCTGCAGGAATGTCCTTAATGCTCTGATTCCTGTTGCCTTCCAAAATTCTTTGCTCATTGTTTATCTCCTTCCTGAAATACCCAGCGCTTCGGAGAGCGTTGTTGAAAGCGTTCCGAGTTCCATCTCGGTGAATCGCTCAAGTAATACGTCGTAGACCGTTTTGACGATCTTGAACTTGCCCTGCATGTTATAGCGTGGGAAGACCACCCTGATCGTGTCGCACAGACTGCAGCGGTACAGACCTGCAAGACCCGAGTATTCGAGTGCATCGCTCAGTCTTATGAAGCTGACCTTGATGGACTGCTTCGGCAGCAGACTGTTTGCTTCCAGCAGATAGTTCTGTGCGTAAGTGTTGAGCTGTGCCTTAGTTGGCTGTGACTCGAACTTGTCCGTCAGATCCAGCGGGATGCACTCCTCGCGGTCTGCGTAGGTGGTACCCGTCACAGTCTGCTTGTCTCCGATCACAACCGCATTGGGACCCGACCAGAACGGGACCACAGCAGAATAGGACTCGGAGTAATCGAGATCCTCATTGTATTCGGTCAGATCTACGCCGTAACGGATGGTAAAGTCTCGCTCTATGCCCCTGTTGCCCAGCAGATTGACCGTCCACTTGTCAAAGAGATATTCGCCTCTGTAAGTGTCCAGTATCGACCCTTCCACGCCTCCGAGCAGTTGCTTAACGGATTTCGGCTTGCCGTCTGCTGCAGACATGTAGCCGGTCGCGTCGGTCTTGTCTGTG